TGCCCTGTATCTGCTTTGATTGCAGCAGGACGGCTTTAAAGAGAGATTGTATGTATTGGTAAGAATTCAATTAGGCTTCGCCTTTTACTGGTGAAAGAATTGAATTGTTAGCGCCGGCTGGTGTTGTCGCTGTACCATGCATTGCAGCCACCTTCATCGATACTTCTTTTTCAACATCCTTTTCAACCTTGGACCGGATCTTGTTTGATTCCAGGCCATAGTATTCAACATGCTTTATTGCCTCTTCCAATGTCTTTGCATATTCTGCTTCTTCCATACCGCTCTGATCAAAACTGATAGCTTCCATTGCATTAGAATAGCAGGCGAATTCAAACAGGCTTAAATCATCAATACTTGCCTTAAATACCTGTGTGAAATCTTTCATTGATATGCGCAGGCTCAGTGGCGATACTTTGCAGATGGCTTCTTCAGCCAGCTTTTTCCATTCTTCGGATAACCTGCTTTGGGGGAACTTAATGCTCTTCAAAGCTTCATCAAACTTTTGTGCGGCCATTCCGGCTTTCATGGATATTATTTGCTGCGGGTTAATTGCTGGTGTGTCCTTTACTGCGTTCATAAAATTTATTTATTAGTGTTTGGTTTTCTGAATGGGTGAACCGGGTCCTTTGGTTTCTTATCGACGCCGTTGGTGTATTTCATGATATCGTGCCTGCGATCTTCCTTATCTTTCTTCATAGTCTTTATAAAATAAAAAAGCAGGCTGCCAGCGCCGACTATTGAAAGGACCGCCAATATTGCTTTCCAACTCATTTGCTTTTACGTTTTATCCTCGCCATTTCGTTTTCATGATCCAGCGCCTGTGCCTCGTTTAAGCTTTTTGATTCGCTGGCGAAAATCAACACATCAAACAGGTTGGCTTCCCTTGCGCATTGAATGCTGTTCTTTTGGCTGCCAGGCATATCAAAAACCTTTGTCTCTGCTATGCTTTTCAGGAAGTTGATCCATCCATACATTTCAAAATGCCGCTTTAGATGATGGCCGGCCGTCTTTGCTTTACTTTTTCTGAAAATGTCGAAGTGTTCATCCAGGAACTTAGAGTGCTGGTCAAAAAAAAACCCACCTGCATGGCTATGTTCATTGGTAGTTCATACATCATCTTCAGCCGGTCGCTATCATCAAACAAAAAAGATTCATCGTATTGCTCGCCTTTCTTGCGCAGGTAAATAGCACACAGCCTGACCATATATTCCCACTTCCCACGCCCCAGCTGCACCATATTTTGAATGATCTGCTTAGCATCGATCAGTTCGCCAAACGTCATTTTATCACCGCGCTTTACTTCTGGTGGCGATATCTGCCACTCCTGGTCCTTCCAGATAAACTCATGCTGCAGCTCCATTTTTTGCTCTTCGTCCATTAGTACATGCAGACAGCTGTAATAAATATTACTTATCTCATCAATGAACTTGCTTGCTTTTAATGCTTCGGGACTGGTTCCGGCAAAGAAGGCAAATGTCCGGTACATCTTTTCCGCATGCCACTGTATCAGCTCCAGTTCTTTAAAGTATTCATCCTTCATCTGCTGGATGCTGTCCAGCATTTCATCCAGTTGCCGGCCGTATTGGTTGTGAAATTCTATGCGCTGGCCAATGGTTATTTCAGACAGCGAAGAGGGAATGATAACTTCTTTATCATTTATCTTAACCCTCATTTTGCTTTGGCCGCGTTGTTTTTGGATTTATCAGTGCTCGTAGTAGTTGCTGTAATTTCTTCTTCGCCGTTAGGGTCCCCAACTGTGACTTTGGTTTTATCAAGACCCTCATGGAACTTTTGCTGCTTATCTTTTCCTTCCTCTTTTTCCATAATCGCCAGAGATATCTCTTCCATGTATGGGACCGTCAGTTTTGCTTCTTTGAAGTCCTCGAGCCCTGCCATCTTCGCCACCGCTCTGATCACATCCTGGCCTTCCTTTGATCTGTAATCCCGGAGAATAGCATCCGGTTTCATGTCTACAAAACTTTCATACAGCTTCTGTCCTTTTTCCCTGAGTATGGCTACATAAGGCATATCAGCTGCTATAGCTTCCGGTTTTGTAAATTGCGGCCGTTGAATAGGCTTTCCTCTCACGTGCGTTATCGGTTGAAACCTTTTTGTGCTCGTATTCTTTTCAACAGTCTGCGGTTCCAGCGTAGCCTTTGAGTTGCTTAAATGGGTAATGATCAGGTTGAAGCGGGAATTTACATGCAGTAATAGGGTTGACAGGCCGGCTTCAGTTAGCAGTTGGTTTACATCCTTCTGGCACTTTTTTATAAGAGCCAGAGAGTCTTGCACAGGTTGTGGCATTCGCGAAAGAGTTTGTCAAATGTAGAAATTATTTCACAACATAAAGTATTATTTTAATTACATTGTGTGCAGAAGAGTAAACTGTTTTTCATAATTTAAGCATTTACGGGCCTGCCGATTTCTATCGGCGGGCTTTTCTTTTAGATGTAATCGAGTGGATTGTAACTGGCAGTGTCATCATTAATATCATTCGGATCTGGTCCGCCTCCCGTTCCTACCACTACCTGACCAGCCTTTCTGAAATGACTATAACTTCCATACCTACCCGCATCCATACCATCATCATTAAATTTTACAGGCTCATCCAGTGGCACACCGTCTTTTTCTTTCCATTTGTAAGCGATTGCTTCTTTGCGCAGGCCGGTTGATCCTTTGGTGATGTATAATTGATTGCGTTTTACAAAGTCAATACCATTCAAAACATCCTTATCAGCCTTATGTACATTAAACCCAGCCCGCTTTAGATCTTCGATCTTATCGGCGGCTGCATGATCCGCATATATCTTTTTTCGGCCGAGATTTAGTTCCTTCATCAGTTGGACCAGGTCACCTATCGTGAGCTCTGATAAGTAAATCAGTTCATGCCAGAATAAACGGTCTGATTCCTTCGCCACCTCAACCAGCGCAGTTTTATGATTGAACCCGAAGTCGAGGCCCAGTATTGATGGTAGTATATATGGGAATTCTTCAATGATCTTGAAGTTGGGATATATGAGACCTTTAATCTTCCCTGTCATTCCCCGGGCATATACCTTCCACAGTTCTTCATCAGGAATCGATTCAATTTCCCAATGTTGTTCTTCGGAAAGGAATGGGTTGTGCCGGTGATCAGAAATTAATAGTGCTACCTCGGGGTTACCGATCAGCTTTTCATGCACCCAAAATTTAGCGTTTGGGTTATAATCCAGGAACTCTTTCTTTTTAGTTCTTATCGATAATTGGAAATAGATATCATACGCGATTCCATTAGCCTCATTTACAAAAAGGTAATCTCGTTTACCGCTCCTGGCATCCTGTTCGTTGTCGTATGAGTTGAATTCAATGATGCTTCCGTTTTTAAACTCATATATCCTGTCGCTTTTGTTGTATGAGATTATGTGACTTTGAATCGCCGGCGATGAATTAACAATGCGGTGAGCATCCCTAATGGCTCCTTTCTTCAGGTTGGGTATATCCTGGCCAGCTACCGTGGTGATACTGCCGGCATCTCTGATCGCCAGCAGGAATAATACCTGTAGAATGGAATATGTTTTTCCTGAAGATGTGCCGCCCTGGTTGACATTCTTTTTTTTCGTAGAATGCAGGTTGCGGTCATAGATGATCGTGGTTTGCAACATCAGGTTATATCTTCTTCTGATTCAGCCAGCGGGATATTGGAGGCAATGTTGATAATTTTTAATTCCGTGGCAACTGGTCCACCATCCAAACCTGTTATCTCAGTCTTTTCCCGGAGACCCAAGTCTCTAGCAATGATCCCCGAGTTTAATAAGTCGGCACTAGCTCCTTCAAATTTCTGCTGATAAATAATATCTGATATTTTACTTGCGATGCCTAAAAACTCTTTATATCCTTCTGCCCCTTTCTTATATCTACTAAATGTTTCCCGTTCTATACCGGCAAAGAGACAAAAAGCTAATTCACTCATTGCCCTCATTTTAGGAAGGTATTTGGTGGTGCCGTTGGCGAAGGCCTTCATTTCGTACAAAGGGTTCTTAACCACCCATTCGAAATACTGCTGTGCTTTCGCCCAAAGGCTTTTAGGTGTGTACTTTTTCGGCCTACCGGTTGGTTTTTGTACGTATTTGTAAAAAGTATTGCCTTTAGGTGCGGCCATTATTCCGAATATAGGTAACTCAAATGTAATTATTTTAATTACAATGTAATTTTTACAATGTCAATAAGTGGGAGAAAGTGGGGATGGTCACATCTTCCCGGAGGTTTAACTGAACAATTGATGGAGCATTATATGCACAGAATAATGTGAAAATGTGTTAAACTTATCCAAATGTGAAAAAATTTATTAATAATTGCTATGCAATGACTTATATGGTGTACAAAGTTTATTATCCACAGCTTGTTAATATTTGAACGATCAAGTATTTATCGCTATTGGATATTATTGCAAATGACAAAAGCCGCATTCACGTGTGATGCGACTTTTGAGTTGATCAGGGGGGCT